GTGGGTGGAGCCTGCATCTTATTAGAGGAAGTCATCGGCATCCTCCTTCTTTGCAAACTTACGCCATACCTCCCAAAGAGAAGCGAGGTAGTGCTCGCCGGTACTGGCACCCTTTTTCCTCACGCGCCAGGTCCGCTTGCCCATGAAGGTTACTCGCGTCATTTCAAGTCCATGACGCGCGATCATTTTTGTGACAGCTCCTTTAGGAACCCGTCGATCGCCCATCTCCTGCTCCTTTACTTGCTCTGGTTTTCGATTTGTGCCTTAACGTCAGGATTCTGAGGTACAAGGTAAATGGACGGCATGGACACAATTGTTAGAATCCATTTCCAAACTGTTTGACCCCAGACAACGCTGAACAACGCGGGTATAGGCATTGTGCCATAAAACGCTATGAACACGAAGACCAGGCTGTCCAAAGGTGCTGAGATGGCGTTTGAGCCTAGCACACGGAACATTTGGTTTGCCTTCGGCCACCGCTTCCAAACGAACTGATATAGTTCAGTGTCGACCAGTTCAGATATAATCTCAGCAGCGATTGAGGCACCAACGATCCTCGGAACTATTCCGAGCGTTTGTTGCATCGCGTCCTGTCCTACCCAAAATGCCGGATACGGCATCTTTAGGATTAGCACAAAATACAGGGCCATAAACACGTTCACAAACGCTGCGGCCCAAATTAGGAATACGGTAGGTTTCTTGCCCATCTGCTTATGAGCCAAGTCACGCGCCGTGAACGTAAGCGCGTAAATAAACGTACCGCCTGCAAAGGTCATGCCCCAAAGCTGTACAATCTTTACAGCCGTTACATCGGCGATCATCTGACACATTAAGTACAGCGCAGCGATGCCAATTACTAAATAGATGTTATTCTTCAGTTTCATTACTACTCCTTAATAGTTACTCGTGTGAAATGTCTGCGTCCCGTGCGCTCAGGAAAAACGCGTCGCCGTGTTCCATTGCAATGACGCCGTGTACGTAAAGGTCGAATACGCTTCCTTCGACGGTGCATTGTCTGAGCCCTTCGTGGACCTTGAAAATCTTGTACGTAGTGAATTCGAATACATAGTCTGCAGGGAGGTTTTGCTCCACAGTATCTATGTCAAGTGGATACTTGTTGGTAAACGTCTCTTTTTCTTTGTCCCACTGAAAGCAGTCTTCTGGGATCTGTAGCTTGAGCGCAGGCTCGCCTTCTTTAGTGTACAAATACAGCGTTCCCCCGTTTACCAGCTCAACCGTCTTTTGCGCTATAGCTTTTCGTACTGCCGCTAAAGTTATCTGCATTAGCCAACCTCCTTGTCGCCAGATTCCACCAGCGGTGTGAAATGCCTGCGCAATTGAACGCCGCGTCGGTGGAGTTCCTGGTGAAGCGTAGGCTGATGAACCCCTGTTTCTTCAGTTATCTTCCAAATCTTGTATCCTTTCTCGTACATCTCTACAGCCTGATCCAAAGCTAACTTACGTCCCTCCTTGTTGAGGACTTTACGAGTTGGGACTCCGTGTCTTGCAAGGATGCTGTAAAGCTTTCCGTACGTGATTGTGTGTTCGGTTAGTATCTCGGGAATCGGACCCCCTTCGAGATATTGTTCAATTATCGTGTCCTCATCTTTAGTTGCGCGTATCTTCCGAGTAGATACGCCGTACTTCTGTAAGACGTTTCGTATTGCAGTTGTTGAGAGCCCGAGCTCCTCGGATATGGCACCCAGGCCTAAGCCGCCGTTATGCATCTCAACTATTTCCTGCTCACGAGATTGATCCATTGTGCACCTCCTTAGGTAGAATTGATAATAAAATTATAAGCGCTTTTTCTGAAAAAACAATACTCATATATCGGGATTATGAAGCCTGTTCAAGAGCATTTTTAGACCCCCCGCCCCTATAATTAGTCATGGAGAGTCAATATGACTGATATAATCACCACTGATAAAGAAGAAGCTATTGTCGCGCCATGGTTGATGCAGGAAGATGAATCGTCAACTTGGTACAACAGATTCTTGATGTACTACCTGCCATTAGGCCCTGGTCGTACATTAACTCAGGCATATTTACGCTACTGCGAAAATGAAAACCCTGAAGTCGCCGAGAAGATTAAGGCAAAGGAGCATTACACCAACGTAGCCTCGCAATGGTCACGAGCTTGCGCCCAATACGATTGGCGTTTGAGGGCTGAGGCTTTTGACCGATTTAATGCGTTAGAGTTTCGCAGATACGTACAAGACGCTCGTAAGCACTTGATTGAGCATGCACAGGACGCGGCTGAGACGTTGGTTAAAAACCTGGCAAGCCCTAGACAGGGCGTAGTCGCGGCAAAAGAGATCCTTAACCGGGTTGGTTTACCAAGTGCAACAGTAGTTGGACATAGTAACATCACGCCGTACTCGGCAGATGACTTTAATAGGGCTCAGAAAGAATTAGAAGAATGGGAGAACAAGATTCGTGACGAAGAAGTCATCGAAGGCGACGTTCGAGACGCCGACTCAGATGGAAGATCTGAGTCCGGCGGAGACGCGTGAGGAGTGGTTAAAGTGTAGCACCTCGTGTGCCTACTTTATTTATAACTACGTCTACATTTACGATGCTGTAGAGGCCGATTGGATTCCGTTCCACTTATGGCCTGCGCAGCTCGAAGCGTTAGACGCGATCCTTAACAATCGATTAGTTGCAATACTAAAAGCGCGACAGCTGGGAATGACCTGGCTAGTGTTGAGTGTTGTACTTTGGAAGATGTTGTACCGTCCTGCTTTTACGGCGTTATTGTTTTCACGTAGGGAAACGGAAGCGATTTACCTGCTGGGCGATCAGCGCTTACGGGGAATCTACCGTCGCTTGCCAAAATGGATGAAGGTCCGTCAGGTACTTACCGACGCTTCACACGAGTGGATACTAAGCAACGGCTCTGTAGCATATGGATTCCCTACAACGGCTGGTGACTCGTACACCGCAAGCATGGCATTCGTAGATGAGTGTGACCTTGTTCCAGACCTCAATCACTTAATGGGTGCAGTAAAGCCAACGATCGACGCCGGTGGTAGTATGGTTCTTTTAAGTCGTTCTAATAAGGATACTCCTGATAGCACGTTCAAAAAGATATTCCGCGCGGCTCGAGTAAATGAAAACGATTGGCATCCAATCTTTCTTCCTTGGTGGTCACACCCAAAAAGAGACAAGGATTGGTACGAGGCACAGAAGAGGGATGTTCTTGGGCGTACAGGTGTTCTTGACGACTTGTATCAGCAATACCCAGCCACGGTTGAAGAAGCACTTGCACCTCCATCGGCTAACAGACGAATTCCTTTCGAGTGGCTGCTGAAATGCTGTGACATTATTCCTGCGCTCGAAGATGCAGGTCCTTCAGGCGTACCGCCTGCAATGCTTAAGGTTTATAAGCGCCCGGAGTTCTTACGAGACTACGTCATTGGTGTCGACCCTGCAGAGGGCAATCCCACAAGCGACGACTCCGTTGCTACAATTTATGACAGAACCTCGTTAGAACAATGTGCAGTACTTGCTGGGAAGATTGAGCCTGATGTGCTTACGAACTATTGCATATCGTTAGCACAGTGGTATAACAATTCGAAGTTTCTTGTTGAACGTAATAACCACGGACACGTTGTCCTGCAATTACTAAACGATACGGCTAAAGTTCGTAACGACGTTTTGAAAGGACTTGACGGCAAGACAGGATGGATGTCTAGTTCGCGCGGCAAAGCAATATTGTACGACTCGCTTGTAGAAGAGATACGTAACGTTAACGTTACCATACATGACAGCGAGACCAAGACGCAATTGCAAAGTATTGAAGGATCGAGTTTGAACGCACCTGAAGGCAAGCATGATGACTATGCAATAGCCTCGGCCCTTGCAGTAACAGGTGCAGTAATGAAGCCTGCGGAGACTTTCTCGTTCTCTTATATGGCAAAGGAATCGGAGAGAAATGGCAGACGCCGTAGAAATAGCTTACTTAGAAGCCTTGGATGAACAGGAACAGGCGTTCCAGCGTCAGGTTGTTGCTGCCCGTAAGTATCACATGGGCGAACACAATGTTAAGCTGACAGATCGGCTGAAGCAGTTCCTGGGCAAAGACTTTAACGGATTTGAGTTCCGAATGAATGTGGTTCAGTCGGTGTCTCGCTCCGTTGTAGAAAAGTTGGGCATTATTGGGTTTGATTCTGAAGACCCAGATCTTATTGAGTGGGCGCAAAAGGTTTGGGGAGTAAATAACATGGATGCCGTACAAGATGACATTTACGATGCAGCTCTTTGTGACGGCGCTCACTATGTAATTGTTGATTGGCCGGTCGATGGTGAGTACCCAAGGTGGTTGCCGCAGCAATATTACACATCGACCGAAGTAGGCGGCGACGGCCTTGGGTGTTTTATTCGCTACGAACAGGATGACCCAAATCTTGATCCCATTGTAGGAGTTAAGATTTGGACGGACAAGATTGATGATAAGCAAGTACAACGTCGAACTCTTTACTTCCCGGATCGGATTGAGAAGTATGCACGAACCGGTAGTGGCGGAGATTGGCAGCCTATTATGGATGAAGGCGACTCTGCGTGGCCGATACCGTGGGTAGACGTTGACGGAAACCCTTTAGGGGTAGCAGTGATACCTTTTTATAACAAGTGGATGATCCCTGAAGCTTCGGATGCGTATCCGCTTCAGGATGCGGTAAACAAGCTAGTTGTGGACCTCCTAAGTACTGAAGACCAGACCGCGTACCGCATTTTAGTTGCATTGGGGTTTATACCCACCAAAGATGGCCTTGAATTGAAGTCAGATGGAAGCAATGCACTAGAGATCGAACCCGGTGTGGTCGTCGGTACGACTAAATCAAAAACCGAAGCGTCATTTGGAGCCATAGATCCGCCGGAGCTAGCCCCGTTGATGGACTTAGTTCAGCAAATGATCCTGTGGTTGGCCTTTGTAACTGATACACCTGTAAACCGCTACATTACAACAAAGCTAATTGCAAGTGATCAGACGCTAAAGCAGCAAGAGATGCCTCTTATCGCGAAGGTAGAGAATCGACAGAAGCTGTTTGGGCGAGGCTTTAAGATGTGCTTCGATATGTCGATCAAGCTTGCCGCCTTGTATGGTGACGAAGCCTTTCAAGAAGGCGAAAGCGTAGAGGTTCTGTGGAAAAGTGCACAGAGTCTCATGGATCGACTTGAAGAATTACAGCTCAAGAAGGACCTGGGTGTCCCTCCGGAGCAAATTTGGGCCGAAATCGGCTACGACAAGGAAAAGATTGCTTCGTGGCTCGCAAACCAGGCTCAAAATGAACCAACCTCGGAGACCGAGGATATAGACATAAATGAGGACCAAGATGAGTAACGAAGATTTCGAAACCGAAGATGGCGACGAAGAAGAAGATCCTAACCTTAATACAGGTGAGGATGAAACGCCTCCAGGCGAGGGCGAGGGCGACGATGCTGAAACCAAAATGGATCTGCCAACCGCTTTAGAGCAACTGGAGGATGCTCGGCGGTATATTCGTAAAGTGAATCGGGAATCTGCGAACAGACGTCATGAGATTGACGAGCTAACGGAGAAGCTTGAGCAGTTTACGAAAACCGGCGATGACGCGACAACGCAGCTTAAGGAGTTGCAAGAGAAGCTTGCAGCTGCTAACCTTGAACTTGCAACGTTGCGTATGCGTGATAAATTTGATGAGGTTGCAGCAAAGGAAAAGATTGCCTTTGTAAACCCGGTCGCACAAAGAGATGCCTTTGGGTTCGCGAAAGCGGCCCTTGTAGGCCTTGGCAATGAAGTAACCGACCAAGACATTGCAGATGTTATCAGAGATGTCATCAAAAGCCGGCCGTACCTCCGCGACAAACCCAAACCGAATAACATTAACTCGGCTAACAAAGGTACTACAGACGCAATTGCTGGTATCGACTTAGACGAGATTAAGCGTGACTTCGGGCTAGATTGATAAGGAGTTTTATAAATGGCTGACTTAACTGTCACTACTGCAAATGTTCGTCCAGCCAATGCACATCAGTGCATAATTCGAAACTTTGAGTCTGGTGAAGCTGTCGACGTCGGTGAAATCGTTTTCATTGATCCCGCGGACAACCTTGCTAAACTTGCTGACGCAAGTGCTGCAGGGACAATGCCCGGAATTGGCGTCGTAGTTGCAATCGGAGCTCAAGGCCAAACTACTGGTTTGGCAGCTGGCGAAATGCTGTCTGTTGTTTTGTTCGGGCCGGTTGTTGGTTTCGCCGTTGACGCGGGAGACCTCAGCTACGTGTCCGACACTGCTGGCGCCCTTGCTGACGCCGCAGGTACTGTCTCACAAGTGTTTGGCATCGGGTTGGAAGACGGCATCCTGATGGTCAATCCCCAGTTATAAGGAGTAAATGATGACTACTACGATTGGCTTAGCTGACATCAAACATGTCATTCGCCTCCCCGGATACTGGGATTTGGCGGAACTGAAGAAATGGGAATTGAAAGACGGCACAACCTTTGATCAGGTTGTTGCCCGCATGGGCGCCGCCCTGGTTGCTTTCAACTCGACCT